TCTGTCAGCTTATTGTCATGACTGCAACCAATGAATGCGCGATGACCATCAGTTGATGCAATGTGACCATCAGGCATGAAGCAGATGCCGTTCAGGTAATATCGCACATCATTGCGAGCCTGAAATATTAATGCTGATTCAAGTAATAATTTGCTGATTTTTAGTTTCATCACTTCACCTTTATCATGTGTTGTTTTGCTACTTTCAGGCACTCATCAAAAATGCCACCTTTCTTTGCGCTCTGGTTGCGATTGTAATACTGGATTGCCGCGTCAATTGCCATCTGGTCTATGTCAGGCAGCTTGTTGCGAAGTTGTTTTTCGATGAATTGTTCTGCGTTCATTTTCCAACCTATTTGCAGTATGGGCACGTTGATTTAGTTCCACTACCACCATGTAGTGGGCAACATATTTTCTCTATTGGTGTCATTTATCACCAGCCATAAATTCAATGAATTTTTTGGTACATTGCAGGCATAGCCACTTATTCTCTCCGATGTTAATGCCTCCGCAATCACCATTGTACGAAGATGAGCCTAGGCTTCCTGAATATGAAATATTAAGTTTGCCGCTTTCATGATTAACCCATTCATCTGGATTTTGCGTCTCATATCCACAACGGTCGCACTGATAGATATTTATTGTTTTCATTGTCATCACATCTTCTCCAGAATTGCCATAACCTCGTGAATATCAGCAACAGGAATCTGGATAAATTCCTCATCCTCTGCCACCACATGACCAGCAGGGAGAATTACGTGGTCTGCTGGCTTCAATAACTCAATCAGGCGGTCTACTGGCTTAATCTTTTTGGACTTCAGCACCTTCGCTGTTACCTTGTCCTTGCCTTGTGCTTTGGCTTCTTCGACCGCTTCGTCGATAACTTTAACTGCATCATCGCCATGCTCACGCGTTACCGCTACGGCATTTGCATAGCTGATTTGCCCGGCACTGATACGAGCTTTTACTTCGGCTGGCACATCACCCAACGACAGATGCATTTGAACGTCAGATACTGAGCGCCCTACCTTCTTGGCGATTTCTTCATTCGTCCAGCCAAAACCTTTCAGTCTCGTGTAAGCCTTTGCACGTTCAAACGGGTCAAGTTGCTTTCCCTGACTGGATGACACCATGAAGGCAATTTTGTCCGCCTCATCACCAGTGAAATCCTTACACTCAATGCGAACGATTGGTGCGCCACGCTCAATGGCGCGCAATGCTCCGAGATAACGATGCTGACCATCAAGAATTCGGATTCCCTTCTCGTCAGGAATAACTGTTAACGCTGGTAATGGCTGACCTGACTCCCAGCACTGTGCGAAATACTCCACATGCTGTTCATCTGCTTCTCGGATGTTGTATCCCGGCTCAAGATAGATTTGCTCCACTGGCACGAGATAGGTTTTGTTAACAGCGATGCCGTTGCGCGTTTCTTTGTCTGAATAGATTTTGCTTAGTGTTTTCATTGTTTCTTTCCTAATGCTTTCTTGATCGCTTTGTTAGCCATATTTAATGGATGGTCCTCATGACAATCATCAGAAGATACTGCGTAAACATCCTCAACGTAATCGCGAAGCTGGCGAAGCGCTTCAAGTAATTCTGGCGCTGCGGCTACTAACTTTGTATTCGACAAATGCTCAATGCGTGATACATCCCTATGAGCGCCTTCATCGCTCCAGTGTTCAAACCCAGCCTTCTCCCAGCCAGGGATAATTGCTATAGAATTAATCACCCTAATGATCCCAAAACCATTATCATCAACTACATCAGTATAAACTTCATGGCGCTTAACGCACTTCCACTCACCTTTCGTACCCTTGAATTCATCTTTCATGTCATTCACCACTTTCTTCTAATAATTGCTCGTAATATGCGACGTACTCATTAGCCAGATGGTACAGGCGCTCAGCAGACTTGCGTTCTGCATTGCTTAAGTCACCAATAGACTCAATGTTGCCAATTGCATCAACACAATCGTTGAAATCTTGCTCCGTGTTACGGAATCTACAGTAGGACATGTTTGCCATGATTATTCCTCATCACCTGAATTAGCGATATCATAAAACTGACCGTAGGTTATCTGCTTAAAGTTATCAGGTATTGTTACCTGCCCATGACCTTCATCTTTTGTATTTGGCACGGCAAAAATCAGGCAATCATTCTTTTGCGGGTGTTTTCCGCCATAAGTAGACAGCATTGCAAAACCAAATCCGCGAGCAGATTGCTCACCAATGCCTGTGCGCGCAATGCCATAATGATTAACGATGTAGTCCTTCCATTCTGGCAATGACTTTAATTGCTCATTTGCTTCGCGCATCACAGCGTCAAGTTTTTTATTGTATTCACGACCATCCTTTGTGTTTCCTTTCCCGCGAGCCACAACTACGCGCTGACCATCCCAAAAATCTTCACGCTTTATTGTCACGGAGCACGGAAATTCAAACTGCTTACTCCACACAAAGCTCTCAAGCAGACCTCCACCAACAGCACCCCAACTGCGCGTTGTGGTAAATGCGATGGCTCCAACCTTTTTCATTGCGTCGCCGAGAATTTCATTGCGGCGCTTTTGGATGTCATCATATGCGTCAATAACCTTCTTAACATCAACACCTTCAACCATGTAATAATCATAATGTTTTGCGTTACTACTCATTTCATCACCTCTAACATTTATTGTTGTTTCTACATCACTAACTATAAACGCAGCATCAATCTACGTCAACAGGAATATGCTAAAATCATGCTAATCAAACAACAGGAGATTTAAACATGGGTTCAACCAATTCGCCGTCTCGCTCACGCGCCACTGGCAATACCAAAACTGGCGGCAAAACTGGCACAGTGAAGCCAAACGGTTCCACTCGTTCACCATCGCGCGGTAAGAAATAATGTTCGGCGCAGATATTGCCATCATGATCATGTATGTGCTGGGTTTTGCCTGCACAGGCATGGTTGCGTTTCTGGTGTTCATTCCGGCAATGGTGATGTCTGTGTATCTTGGATGGGTGCTTGTTGATTCATTTCCCGCCGAATATCTGTATTACCTTGCACAGTCTATGGTCTGGTTGTTTCCGGCTATTGCGCTGCGCAAAAGTACAAAGATGGCGCTCTGCGTGCTGACGATGAGCCTTTACGAATGGCTGGTAGCGATAGAGTCATTCGTATGGGAATTTATCACGCCTGTAGAAACGCCGCTTCATGCGCAGTACGCATTTATTATTATCGGCATCCATCTGTTCATCCTTTCCATCACTTTTAAATGGGGCGGCGAAATTGGACATTATTCTTGGCGTGGTCGCCATTGTTTTTTCGCTGATTCAAATCTATAAGTGCTGGAAACATATTATCAGCGAGACTCGCAATGAACGAAACACTAAGACAGGCCGCAGAGCAAGTTATAAGCGGGACGACGGGGCAGGTGATTGATAAGGCTGGGTATGCTTCTATTGGCACTGGCATTGGCCTGAAAGTTGCAGAGCAAACACCTGTCGCGCAGTCTTATTTTGAAGCCATGATTCCACAATCATTAACTGAATGGGCGGCAGTGGCGTCAATCCTTGGCGCATTGTCTCTGGTGATAAAAAACCTTTTTGAGATGTGGTGGAAAGTACGGGAGTCAAAGAGAAATGGCAGCACCAACACCTGAAGAATTAGTAAACCAGATGGCATCCCGTGGAATGACTATCACCACAACAGATGCGTCTGGTATTCTGTGTCTTGTGGCGTCAATCAGTGAATGCCTTGAACTGAGCTACCCAAATGATGAATGCCGACAAAATGCGATCATGCTGTGGGCTTCCATCCTGATTGGCGCTAATACCGCCGGTCGCTACGTTACCAGTCAGAGCGCACCGTCTGGAGCATCACAATCATTCGCGTATGGCAGCAAACCGTGGGTGGCGCTGTACAATCAGATGAAACTGCTGGATACAGCCGGATGCACTGGCGATTTGGTGGAAGACCCTGACGGAAGCGGTAAACCGTGGTTTGCGGTTGTGCGTGGGGGTAAGTGCAAATGACTTCACTGGCTCGTTTTTCCTACACGCAACCATGCACAATCTGGCACAAAAGCGGCAATGACAAGTACGGAAAGCCGACTTTTGACGCGCCAGTAAGCATCATGTGCGACTATGGCTTTAACGATGACGTATCGACAGACGCGAAAGGTAATGAGATTGTGCAGAAAAATACCTTCTGGACAGAATACACTGGCGCTAAGGTAGGTGATTACATCATGATTGGCACGGTGGCAGAAGTTGACCCGCTGGCGGCTGGCGCAAACCAGATTCTGAATGTGATTAATTATGGCAATACGTTCAATAGAGCTGAGCCTCCTGACTTTGCACTGGTGACGTAATGCCAGCGAAATTAAGAGGCGTCCGGCAGGCCGTAGAAAGAACATCGCAGATTGTGGATGAGATAATCGCCACGAAAGCCGTGCGCGCTCTGAAATCTGCGACATACATCATCCGCACCGAATCAGCCACGTTGACGCCAATTGATACATCGACACTGATTAACAGTCAGTTTGATACTGTGGAAGTCAGCGGAACGCGGATCACTGGCAAGGTTGGCTACTCTGCAAAATATGCGCTTTACGTTCATAACGCCAGTGGCAAACTCACAGGTAAGCCGCGCAGCAATGGTAACGGTACATACTGGAGTCCCGGTGGTGAGCCGCAATTCCTGACCAAGGCGGCGCAGCGCACAAAAGACCTGGTTGATAGTGTAATTAAGAAGGAGATGACGCTCTAATGAATATGCTTGAGCTGGTTGATGCTTACCTTCAGGATGCCGGATTATATGATGGCTGGACTTCGCAGTTACAGTTCTGGAATGACACCGGAGATGGCAACGAGCAATTTATTGTCCTGCAATCCAATGGAGGCACGCAGGTGATGGATGGCCTCGGCGGTGACTTCTATTTCTCGCTGTACGTTGTTGGTAAACGTGGTCAATGCAACGTGTCTGATGTTGATGCGAAGGCCAATGAGATTATCGAATACATCAAAACTCACCCGATTGATTCATGCGTTAACTACATCCAGTTGCAGGCTCCACTGGGAAGACCAATGCTGACGGAAGAAAAAAGACCAGTGCATGAGTTGCTTTTGCGGGTTGTGAAATAAATAAAGCCGCACTTGGCGGCCTTATTGCTGGTTTAAGCATTGCCAGCGTGCTTTCTTAATATCCAGCCCCGTAACCCATACATACCCCTACATATGATTGCGATAATGCTGGATATTAAGTGTTGTGGCTCTGGTGCCTCCAGATTGCTGGTCGATGACTCCAGCAGGCAACATTCAAATGGAGTGCGTTTCATCTTGCCGCGTGCGCATAGCCGCATTACCACAACGGAAAGAGCACTGCTGCAACAATGTTGGATTTGGTATGCTAAGCCAGTCAACATTCAATGCTCTTACCTGTTGCGTGCCACGTTTCGTGTGGCTTACGGCAACGACATTACCGGATTATTCGCTGCACCTGTGCGGGATTTACTAAGGCGGCATGCCCGTTGTTACCCACTAAAGAGAGCACTATCTTCGAACAGACTTTGCGCGCAAGAACGACGATCAATCACAATGCTCTCATTGGTAGGTGCCCATTATTAATCACAGCGGGCCACTGCGCCGAATTTGTTTACAAGGAATCGGAAGACCTTGCTGACTTACAGGCTATTACGCCGCCATCAGAACAACATCATCGTTTGCATTTATCTTTGTGGTCAGTTTCTAAAAAGTCCGCAAAGTCGCTCACGAAAACCATCTGAAATACAATCTACACCACAAAATAATCACTGTCAACACCTGTGATATAATCACCACGTTAGCAGCTAACACAATTCGGAGATCGAAATGGCTATTTGTGCAAATGATAAAGGCGTTCTGGTCGGTCGCATGACCCGACTGTTCCTTGCTGAAGGGTGCGGTGACGCAGTTCCGGAGGCGGGAGACTGGAAGTATTTAGGCTCAACCACCAGTAAGGGTGTTGACTACTCGCCGCAGACCACTACGTCGGAAGCGGATACCGCTGGCGGCTTTGTTTCCACTCTCGTTACCAGCTCTGATATGACCATCAGTGCAGAGGTTGAAATCCGCAAGAATGACCCGAGCGATGAGTTTGGCTTCCATCGTCTGGTTGAGATTTACGCCACTGAACTGAAATCGCGTCGCCAGCCTTCCTTGTGGGTGCGTCAGGTGACTGGTGCAACTATCGTTACCGCGTACTGCAACATCACCAGCATCAGCTACGAAGGTGGCACGAACGACATTGTGACTGGCAGCCTTGAATTCAAGGTTTATGATTCTGACAGCGTTACCGTAGAAAGCCTTGAACCTCTGTCGTTCACTACCGACCTGCAATCAACTGGTAGCACTGGCAGCCCGTTAACTGTTGCTGTTGAAGGTGGTGTCTCTCCTTACACCTACGTGTGGCGCAAAGATGGCGTAGTTGTTGGCGGCGAATCAGGCGCATCTCTGGCAAGCCCTACTGCTGGTGTATATACCGTTACGGTCACGGATTCGTCCACTGACCCGGAAATTATTATCAGCACGGCGTGCACCGTATCCTGATAAAGAAAAGCCCCGAAAGGGGCTTTGTTTTATTCTTGTGGTGGTTCTGGTAGTGGCATCCAGTGAGTAAAAACATCCATACTGAGTTCGTTGTAGTCATCCCTGAAATCACACCAAGTTCTGCCATCCCACTCGTACACATTGTTCTGTACCGCGCCACCAATGCTACTGACAACCAAAACTGGCTTGCCTTCTTCAGGCATTCGCTCACTGCATTTAATCCACTGGCTCATAATTTATCCTCATTCATTTTAAGGAAGACGATCATGGCGGCGCGAAATCCGTTTTCATCAAAACTGGCAATGATGCCACTAAATCCATTGTAGTAACCCGCTGCGTCGTTAACAGCCAATCGCATCGACGGATGGTCGTTAATAATTGTGATGTTGTTTTCGTCAATGATAGGCCACGCATCAGCTGGGTTGTTGCATGGGTCAAACTTTCGTTTAATGTTCTTGTCATCAAAAAAGAAAAAGCCATCTGAACTGATATGAGCCAACCCTCCTTTGGGGCAAAGACTACCACTCACAAAAAAGAAAACCTTTTGCGCTATTTGTGAATCACTCATTTCTTCATAATTTTTCATATCACCTTATCCTCATCAAAAATCACACCAATCACACGAAGCAGGTCTTTCGCCATGCGTTCCGCTTCTTCGTAGTCGTAACCTGCATCGACATACAAATCAGTGTAGAAAATCAGGTCAGCTTTTGTTTGTTCGTTCATTTTTTATCGTCACTCTTAACTAATGCCCAAACAAGCGCCGCAACCCAGCCAATAAAACTCCATCCGACAAGAATATTCAGTACGCAGATTGCAGTCGTGTTTGCGTGCTTGCGTTGCAGGGCTACAAAAGATGGTAGAAGGTACGCAAATATCACCAAACCAACGAAAAACAACAAAATAACAACGTCCATAACTCACCTCATTCATATCTCGTTTCGATGACTTGAATCTACATCACAGCCCGGCAGGTGTCAACATCACCGAGATGATATAATCAACATCAGTCAAATTCAGGATGCAAAACATGAGCAATCGCACGCCACTAACAGAAATCGGGGAGATGCGCATCTCGCTTTCTGACAGGAGTTTTTTCTTCAAGCCATCATTCCGCGCCATGAATGAAATTGGCACACCAAAAGAAATCGTCGAGGTATACGCTAAGCTCAATGGCATTGATTATATTGCGCCGTTGCAGCACGTCGAATACCTGCCATTTGGCGCGCAGATGCAGGTCATGAAGACTATCAGCAAGCCAGTGTATGGTCGCCATGTGCTGAGCGCAGCATATATCGTCATGCAGTCATGCTGTGAAGATGATATTTCAGTGCTGATTGGTGGATGGAAGCCAACTCCGCGTGGTGTGCGATACGTACCGGGCATAATGCCAGTGAGCGACATTATTATTATTGCGCGCAACCTGATGCAGCATGGCATCATTGGCAAATCACCACTAAAAGTGCCTGAGCGTCTGGAAGAGCATGGCAAGAAAACCACAAACGAGTTTCATGCATCGCAATACATCATCTCAGCACGCACGCATTTCGATATGACTCGTGATGAGGCCGAAAACCTGTCCATGACAGAGTTTCAGATGATGATTAAGAATAAATATCCAGAGCCGAAAGGATTAACGAAAGAAGAGCGTGCGGCAGAGTACGATCAGGCTAAAGCAGACCGCGAGCGCATGAAGGAACTGGCTGAACGCAAATCGAAAAAGCGAGGAATACATAATGGCTGAAGAAGTCGGCGGAATTGTCTATGAAGTCGGGATGGATGTTAAAGGCCTGAAAGCTGGCGCGACAACAGCCAATAAGACTTTAGATGACCTTGAATCATCAACCAACAAAACCACAAGCGCGCTTGGCAAGCTGGATAAAAATGCCAGAAATGCTGGCAGCGGAATGAAGAATGCTGGCGGCGCAGCTTCAGGGCTTAAAACCAGCATGTCTATGTTGGCTGGCGCAATATCCGTGTCACTGATTATCGAATGGGGCAAGCGATTCCTTGAGGTTGCCGATAACATGACTCAGCTTCAGGCAAGGATTGCTCGCCTGTCAACTGACGCGAAAACCGCAAACGAAACATTCAGCACACTGGCAAATATCGCCTCAACAACTGGCGCAAGCCTGAGTGATACCACGAAGCTGTGGGAAACATTGACGTCATCACTGAAAGAGGCTGGCGCGACAAATGCGCAGGTTCTTAACCTTACAGATACCCTGCAAAAAATAGGTAGAATCGGCGGGTCATCAACTGAGGAAATGGCTAACGCACTTCGCCAGTTCGGTCAGTCAATCGCATCTGGCACAATCCGTGCAGAAGAATTTAACTCAATCCTTGAGCAGATGCCTGAGCTTGCTCGCCAGATTGCGGCGGGTCTTGGCATTTCAATGGGTGAACTTCGCGCCAGAATGCTCGATGGCAAACTGACAGCAGAAGATGCACTGAATGCCATTCAGGACAGGACAAGCATCGTTAATGCTGAATTCGAAAAACTTCCTCGCACAATGGATCAGGCAGTTGGTTCTCTTGAAGTTTCATTCTCCAAACTTGTGGTTGCCGTTAACGATGCCACTGGTGCATCAAAAACAGCAGTAGAGATTATCGACCAGCTGGCAAAATACATTGATTTCCTCGGGGATAAATCAACCAGCACAAGCGATAAGATTTTATCTCTCGCCACAGTTATCTCGAAGTTAAATCCGGGTGCATGGGCACAAATGGGAGTGGACGCACTTTTCGGTGATGACGATATTGAAAAGCAAAAGCAATATAACGATCAGGTTGAGCGATTCGTTAAAGCATCGGCGGAAGGCTACGAACAGACAAAAAAACAGGCTGAAGCAACAAAACACCTGAAGATTGCACAAGCACCAACAAAAGACAAAAAAGGAAAAGGAAAGGGCAAAAGCGCCGAAGAGCGGCAAGCTGAGTCAGTAGCTGAAAAGCTGGAGAAACTACGCCAGCAAACCATGCTCAATGCCACATCCACCAGTGAACTCTCCCGCGAGCAAGCAATCCTCAACGCGCAGCAATCGCTTGGCAAGGCCGCCACTCAGGAGCAGATAAAACTGGCTGGTGAGTATGCTGCGCAGATTTGGGACCAGAAGAATGCACTGAAGGAACAGGCAGCGGCGGAGAAGGAAAAGCAGCGCGTAGAAAAATCATATCAGGGATTGCGCGCCATTGCGTCGCCAACGACTGGCATTGATAGCGAATACCAGCAACGTATGGCTGACCTTGACGCCTACGCCGCAGCATATCCGCAAAAAATCACAGAGATTGAGCAGACTCGCGCGGCAATAGAAGCACAATATCGCCAGCAGCGAATGGACGCCATGTGGGCTGAGTGGCAGCAACAAAGCCTCGGCGCGCAACTGTTCGGCACGGCGCTTGATTCAGCGATGAGCACAGCATCAAACAGCATCACTGGATTACTGACAGGCACAATGAGCGTTCAGGATGCTATGCGCAGCCTCGGCTCTACGGTACTTAACTCTCTGGTAAACAGCTTTGTTGAAATGGGCGTTCAGTGGGTTAAATCTGCTGTTATGGGGCAAACTGCGCAGGTTGCTGCTACGGCAACCACAACGGCGGCGCAAACGGCAGGATTAGCAACCACAACAGCAGCATCGACGGCGGCGGCAGCCACCACTACCGCAGCATGGACTCCTGCGGCAATCGTAGCATCAATCGGATCATTCGGCGGGGCAGCTGCAATTGGGGTAGGTGCCGTTCTCGGAGCACTGGCGATGGGTATTGCTGGCAAGCGTAAAAATGGTGGCCCTGTTAGTGCCGGAAGTATGTACGAAGTGGGCGAAAATGGCTTGCCTGAAATATTCCAGGCTTCCAACGGTCGCCAGTATATGATTCCCGGTAACGATGGCTCAGTTATCAGCAACAAAGACCTGACTGGAGGTGGTAGTGGTATCGTTATTTATAATAACGTCATCAATACCAGCAGCGGGGCAACAACCTCATCAACCGCAAGAGATAATGGTGACGGCAGCGTGACAATTGAGACTATTGTTAGTGACATTTCGGAAAATGGCCCGATAGGGCAGGCCATTTCTAGAAATTACAATACCAACAGGAGAGCAACAGAATAATGGCTATCATCAAATACCCTGACTGGCTGCCACTCGCACAGCGCGCCAGCAAAAACCTGACACAGCAAACCCCGTTCCGCAGTGACCAGCCTGCGGTCGGGGCACCAATTTTTCAGAAACTGACAACTGACATTGCAGCGACATGGAGCCTGACGTGGGTTTTTACACTGGCAGAAGAGCGCGCATTTATCCAGTGGCTGCGTAGCTCACGTTACCTGAATAAGTGTAACAACTGGTTCATCATGATGATTGACCTCGGCGGTAGCGGATTGCAGGAGCAGACGCTGCACTTTACCGATTATCCTGTGCAGACCAGCATTGATGGTGGCGTGGTCACATGGACTGGCAGTGTCATCGCTAAGAAACTCAATAACACGATGGACGAGTTTGATGATGTTCTGGTTGAACTGGATTACAGATGGTATAGCTGGCTGGATGAAGTTGTTAACCGTGACCTACCGGAGTACCCATAATGCCATCATTACGCGATTATAAAGCAAAGCGCCCTAACTGGGCGTTATTCGACACGATAACGTTTTATCACTCGTCATTTGGTTATGTGCGACTTGTTGCTAACGTACTGGATGAAATGGTGCTTGGTGGAGAAACATATCTCCCAGTGCGCATGGATATTACGCAGTCTCAGCAGTCGAACAATCCAGCCATTAACGCAACCGTTAAGTTTGCGCGTCTGGCTAATGACTTCAAGCAATATCTAAAGTTGTGGACTGGTTCCGGTCGCATTGAGCCAATCAGCGCGCTGTATCAGAGGTTTGAAGAAACTGACACCAATACACCATTAAAACCATATCGCCTTTATGTCAGCGATGTGGCAATGGACGGCTCTGACGTCACCGTGACTTTGTCAATCAAAAACCCAATCAAAGGAAACGTGGCAAAACTTTATGACATCGCTCAATTCCCCGGACTGCGTAATGTCTGATGAAGAATTTGCGCAGTTAATGTTTGGCAAACCATACAAAGACAGGTGCTGCCATGTTGATGCCGTTGATTGCTGGGGGCTGGTGGTGCTTTATTACCGCCTGTGTCGTGGCATCAACATTCATCATGACGACAGTTATGATAATGGCGGCTCTTTTGTTACCTGCTTCGATAGTGAGGTGACATTCTGGAAGGATACGCAATCACCCGCAACAGGCGATGTTGTCGTAGCATATCGCGGCAACGTTCCGGTACACATCGCCATGATATGGGGCCGTGATAGAATACTCCATGCGCGCGAGAAAACGGCAGTCAGATTTGACAGGCTGCGAACACTCGAAAAAATATCAACAAAGTTAAGGTTTCTCACCTATGCCAGTAATTCATGTTCAGAAGATGCCGGGCACGCCGAAAGAAACGGGGATTGTGTCAGCGGGGACAAACCTGTGGAAGTGGCTTAATAAATCAAATCTTCCTGCCAGCATTTCAATTGCGGTAAATGGCAGAGTGCTCGGTGAAGATGATGAACTTTCCTTCTGCCTGCGAGATGGCGATGTGGTCAACGTTTATTGCCAGCCATCCGGCGCAATCGGCGACCTTATCGGTGCGATACTGAAACCAGTAACGAAGATTTTCTCTTTCCTTACACCGAAAGTATCAACGCCAAAAACGGATACCAGCTCGAAAACATCACCTAACACCAGCCTGAAAGCACAGACAAACATTGCGCGCAATGGCGAGGCGCGACCTGATAATTTCGGGCAGATTCGCGCATTCCCTGACTTGCTTCAGGAATCATTATTCGAATGCATCAACAATATTAAATATGTCACCGAGCTCATGAACTTTGGCCTCGGAAAATATGACGTGTCTTCAGTGCGGTATTCAGAATCAAACCTCGGCTCTCTGGCTGGCGCGAGTTACACCATTTATCAGCCGGGAGAAGTTATCCCGGTTGTTCTTGAGCCTTACGCATTTGATGACGTTGATGGTCAGGAACTGTATGGGCCAAACGACACTAATTCTGTTGTCATTGAGTCAGCCACAACAACATCGGTGACCAGCACTGACTTTGCTGGTGGACAGATAGCTGTAAAAATACCAAAAAATTCCGCTTTCGATTACTTCGTTGATCTGGTTGTGCCTCATGATGTGGTTTTCAAACTAAACATCACTTACGCGCTTGGAGGTGGCGCGTCGGTCACTGAAAACGTCACCTTATCAGGTAGTCTTGTATCAGCATCAGAAACAGATGATGGGAATATTCCACCTGTTGATTACTGGTACACATTTATAATTAATAACATCAACTACTCAGGTGCACCGATATCATCCTTGAATGGCGTAACCATCAATAACACTTACTTCAACCTTACTGATAACCAACCTCTTGTTTCAGGGCCGTATTTCTCACCGATAGAAGGTGATCAGCTGTGGTTCCATTTCGTTGCTCAATTTGGTGAAGATCAGGGTGCTATTGTTAAAGCTGAGTGGTGGGCGGTGGATGATGATAACGTGCAGATTGCAGGTTCATACCAATCAACCACATATACTTTTGTAGCTGGCGGAGCAGATACCTACTATTACACAAGGAAAATAACGCCATCATATGGGAATGCCAGATACGCAGTCCAGTTTACAAGGACCAATAACAGCACCCAACAATCAATAATTCAGCTTGATGAAGTCCATTCAATAGTCACGCGCACTAACGTTTCATATCCAGATGACACCGTGGTTAAGGTTGTCGTTCGCGCAACAGAAAACGCAACTGGAAGCCGTGACAGGAAATATAATGCGTTAATCACGCGCCACACCATCGGATACAACCGCGATACTGGCACGGTGCGCTACACACTTGCACCTTCCCGTAGCTTTGCTGATGCTGTTCTGCATAACTGGCTGATTACCGCTGGCAATCCAGAAAACACGATTGATATCGTGAAGCTGTATGAAATTGCAGACAGTCTTCCTGATGAGCGTCTTGGTTATTTCGATTACACTTTTGACGATGAAGATAAGAGCATCGGAGAGCGTCTGCAAACAATCTGCGATGCAGCCCGTGTTACTGCATTCTGGGATGATGGCGTGATGAGCTTCTCTCGTGATGAAAAGAGAGAATATCCGGCAACTGTATTCAACACCAGAAATACGCAGAACGACGGTTATAAGCTGAGTTATGACATCAGTCTTCCAGGTACTTACGATGGCGTTAACGTCGAATATCGCGACCCAACAACGAATAAGCAGGCCAACGTTTACTATCGAATTACCGACAGCGGAATTGTAGAAGGCGAGCCAACTAAAGCGAAGAAATTCGACATGCTTTATGTTCGCAATCGCTACCAGGCTGTTGATCGTGCAATCCTTGAGTGTCGTCGTTTGATTTATTCCCGCCGAAGCATGGAGATTAAAGCGCTGGCAGATGGCGAATGGGTTAACGTAGGTGACATGATTCAGGTCGTCGATATGTATGATGACGTTCAACAGACTGGCGTGATTGAAGCGCGCAACGGAAACGTATTCACAACCAGCGAGCAACTCACGGCAGATGATAATCTCTACGTTGTGATTACCAGTTCTGACGGCAGCGTGTCAGACAGATTGCCAGCAACAGTAACCGGATTGCATACATTCACCTGCAACCTGCCATCTGATTTTCAGCTAAATATCTGGGATGGCACTAATGTGCAATCTGAATCTCGTTACGTTCTGAGCACGGAGAAAGAACTGGATACAACGTTGTGGGTTGTAAGTCAAAAGAATCCGGGAAGCGATGGAACTACCACGCTGACCATGAGTGAGTACAGCGATGATATGTACGAATATGCCATCCAGTCATCGTGATACAATATACATCAAATTCACAAAGGAGCATTTATTATAATGGCTACCGTACCAACAAATAATCCAATCCCAAGCGAAGACCCGCGCGACCTGAAATTTAATGCCGGGAAAATTGATGAGGTAGTGACATCTGACTCGCATTACTATACCGATCGTTTCGGTAAGCTCCGATTTACAATTGCTGGTTTCCAATACACCGCAGAAGAAGCCATTCGCAAGTATGGCTACATTACGATGGGCAGTTTCGAGGATGGTGCAACACTGACGCTTCCCAATCAGACACTGCGTTATGAAGCAAATGGAGAATATTATAGATGGGATGGGGAGTTTCCAAAAATCGTTCCAGCTGGTTCAACTCCAGATAGCACAGGTGAGGTTAAATTAGGAGCGTGGGTTAGTGTTGGTGATGCTTCATTGAGAAGTAATCTTGCTTCTAAGTTTGGTTCTTCGCTCGTGTTAACTGCGCAGGATGGTGTCACTATTCAGAGGTTGGCATCAGGGTACAGCTACGCAGGAGACTCGACAGAAGATGTTGTCATAACATCAAATACCGAAGCCATACGTGACCATTCCACTGGTTTGTTTTGGGTATATGAAGGCGCGATTTCGTCGCCGTTAACCGTTCCAGCTGGCACTATTCCTCCAGCCCAACCGTTAGCAAGATACACGTCTACTAATTGGAGGTGTGTAGGGTTACTTAACGGATACAAGGAGACAAACGCTAAAAATTACGGCGCTAAATGTGATGGGGTAACTGATGATTACTACCCCTATCAGTTGGCGCTGTACCACACTAAAAGTCATGTAACACATGTTGGTGACGCAAGAATTGTCACATCTACGCTTATCAAACCCGTAGGAGTGAGTATTGTAGGTGCATCCGGGTACGTAGGTGCGCAACTAGGTAACAATCTTCCATTTACTACTTTCACGTTTGATGGACCGTTTGGTAAGGATAAATTCGCTATTGATAACGGAGAAAGTCCTGGCACCGAAGACTCAGGGCGTATTCAGTATGTATACCTCCGTGCGGTAAATGACTCCAAGGATAACCTTAACGCAGTAAAATTGACCAAGGCTGGTCAGTTGATGGATTGCGGGATTTTAAATTTCTGGAACGGCGTTAAATACGATGGGGGAAGCGCCTACGTACAAATCCACAGAAATAATATTAACTCCTGCAACTGCTGCATTGATGCCGCTGGAAGTGAGTCACATATCACCAATAACCACGGGTATAATGACAGCCTACGTACTTCTGCACAGTTCAGACCTGCTATTCTTATCAGAAGTGCTGGCAACATCGTTACTGAGAATAAATTCTTTGGCGACGGGGCAAATACCCCAAAAGGAGTGGAGATATGGGGGCCGGGTAATGTGGTGGCAAATAACGTTTTTGACGCTTTTACCGATATTGGGATCCTCATAAACTGCAATGATTCCTCTGTCCTGCCAGATAATAATTTAATATCAGGAAACCTGATTACGGGGATTGGGGATTCGTCTGATACGGCTAATACATTCCGAGCAGGAGTAGTGGTAAGCAATTCTGGTGCAGTGGCCGGGACAATAACAGGAACTGTTATAACCGGCAACAGCATGTTCAATCGCAGAACAGACCGGCAGATGCAGTACGGGGTTGTGATAAATTCGGTATCTGGTTCTCTTCCTGATTCACGGACCATATATGACACCTTGGTTACTGGAAATACTTTCGGATTCGGGATTACCGGGCGGAAAGTGATTGCTCTTGGGGCTAACCACTCAGGAAGCAGAAGCAACAATAACTCCGGGGTTATTACCGAAGCAATTGGTAGTGGTACTTACTCAAACGGAGCAGTGATACAACATGGTATGTCAAGACCTCCTGAGTTTATAGAATTTACACTTATAGACTCTGGAACTCCAGTCGCCATCTCGTACTCATCAGTAACAGATACGACGTTCACCATCGTAATCAGAGATTCTTCTGGAGGGATAAGTGGAACCCGTTCCGTTGCATGGAAAGCATCAAGATTGACACCTTAAGTAAAACCCCGCTTCGGCGGGGTTTATTTTATCATCAGAACGGAATGTCGTCGTCGAAGTCCATCGGCGGCTCATTGCCTCCTTGTGGGCTTTGTTGTTTTTGTGGCTGCTGTTGTTGTCTTTGTGGTTGCTGGCCTGATTGTTGGCGCGGTTGTTGCTGACCAGAATCATCGCGTTTACCTCCAAGCATCTGCATGGCGCCGCCCATCTGCGGAATGACAATCTCCGTGGTATATCGGTCTACGCCGTTGCTGTCAGTCCATTTACGAGTGCGAAGCTGGCCTTCGATATAAACCTGCGATCCTTTGCGAAGGTATTCTCCTGCAACTTCCGCAAGTTTCCCGAAGATGACAACGCGATGCCACTCGGTCTGTTCTTTCTTTTCTCCTGTTTGCTTGTCCTTCCACTGCTCCGATGTTGCAACGGAAAGGTTGGCAATTGCAGAACCTGATGCGGAATATTTAACTTCCGGGTCGTTACCGAGAGTGCCGACAATAATTACCTTATTTACGCCGCGTGCCATTTATTAAAATCCTTCAATTGGAGTTGGTTTATGTTCGGTTTTTGTTTCTTCCTGCTGTTCTGGCTGTTGTGGTTGCGGTTTAGCCAATTTCGCAGGGTTGAAATTATCCTGCGGAGTTATTACCACAGGAGATAATTGCTCATCATTGATGAAAGACTCAATGCGATCGTATTCTGCAGCAGAAGCAGCGAGAGAAGGCCAGATTGCACGAATCTTATCTTTCAGGTTATCAGGTATTGATTTTGCTTCTTCCTTCAAGCCTTCCATGCCTTTTGCAGCGGAAAGCTGAAGTCGTGAGCGCCATGACTCAAACTCTTCGTCAACTTTAACGCCAGAGTCCACCCATTTTATGAGTCCGCGACCATGTGCCTCGCCAATATATCCATGTCGAACGCTTTCACGACCAGACTCAAAGAAGATTGGGCGTAGTTCTTCTGGTAATTTGGTGAACTCCTGAATTTTGCCCCCATCGTGCATCATCATGCTCACGGTCATCTCGAACATGAAATCTTTTTCGCAAACTGGCTGCAACCCAAGTGATACAGGTTCCTTCGGGTTTGCGAAATCAGTTTTCTGACGGGCGCGAAGGCATACAATGATATGCATATTGCTTTGCAGCATGGCGTTCATGAACTTCTTGTGTTCAGCTTTGGCGCGCTTCCAGTCAGCCATCTTTTTTCCGTTAAGCAGCGGCTTTTCAGCAATCTCCGTGCAACTTCCTTCACCTTCCCATTCGTGCGAGCCAGAATCAATAACAAGAACCTTAACGCCAGCAGCTTGAAATTCTTCAATGGCCTGACGGTAGCGAGCCGGGCTGAATGGAGCATACATATCAGCATGCAGGAATTTACCATCAAGGATGTTTGAGTACAGGCGACCGCGACCATTCTCAGTGTCAAGAAATCCGATTTCTTCTGGTGAATCCACCATGCCTCGCGCCAGCTTAAGTGCGCTATATGTTTTTCCGCTACCAGACTGACCGGAAATACCGATGACCACGCGAGACCCGGAACGTTCTGCTGGTTTAATATTGAGAATACCCATTTGCATCACCTCATTAATTATAAATTAAACTGTTTCTTGAACCATTCAGGCGTTTCCATTTCTATGACAGGATTGCCCATTGAATATCCCGGCCATGAATTGGCTTTTTTGCACGCCTTGTAAATCTCCATAGCGCCATGCAACTGAATTCGACCGATGCGTAATTGTTCTTCAGTCAAGCGAATTAAAGCAGGAATAAACGGCGCTTTCTTTTCCTGCACGAGAAGATTCACAGAGCGTGGAGCATGGCCATATGCCGCAACAAACATGTCGTGCTGCATCGCCATTTTCATAAAGTAGCCAAGTCGCGCAGCATGACGGAAAAACTCATCAGGCTTGGCGCTCACTGCCGTTTTGTAGTCTATGATGTCACCACCTTTTGTCAGGCAGTCAAAACGAACCTTTGCTTTTTCTCCGTTAAGCTCACCGAGGATTGACACTTCAGCATAAGCACCAGCAAGAATGCTGCTGTAATAGCTGTTTGCGTGGATTACAGCACGCATTTGCTGAATTGCATCATAATCATTACCTTCTAACAGAATGCGACCATTAGCGTTAATTTCAGCGATAAGACGCTCTTCGTCGTAAATCTTCACTGGTTCGCCAGTTGCACGAATGATTTTTATCACCTCAGCTTTCGACTTCCCTGATAGTCCTTTAATGCCGCGCTCTTTTGCCCATGAGTTCATATCAGCAGTAGTTACCAGCACCGTGGGTTTTCCATCTTTGTCTTTTGGAAAATCATCTACAACCGGCATACGTGCATATTCTGCATCGAAGCGCTCTGGTTCAAGCAATGCAGTATGGCTACCTGTACCGAAGATAAGTGCTTTTGACTGCTCATCTTCTTCGTCTTTGTAGCGCCAAGCCGCGGGACATCTGTCGTAAATGTTCCACAAACCAGAGCCGTTGATGTGTTCGGTGTCAGCGTGGTATTGCTCATTAGTTAACTCATTATTGAAATAGACTTTCATGACTAAATCCTTTTTGCGGCTTTCAAGCTAAATGTTTTACGCAATGCTGCGCAGCTTTTGGAGCATGACAATCCCCACCCGCGTTTCAAATCAGCCTCTCGAGCCTCATAATGCTTACCGCAATGGCAAACCATTTGAGCTTTAGCGCCGCGCACTGGGTTCGGATTTCGTGCTGTTTTGGTTTTATCTGGTACGTCAATTCGTCTGGCTAACTCCGCCTCGAATATATCAGCCCACGCCTCCCACTTATCAGAATCGCTGGTAAAGTTGGCTGACTCAGCCAGTCCGCGCACCATGCGCAACGTGTTTTTAATATGGCTAGTTCCCATTTTTGACACTTCAATGCTACTTCCGTCGCGCTGAACCCAGAAACCAGAACACAAATTTTCTGCGTATTCGTCATATTCCAAATCATAACCACCGCATGATTCCGCACCCTGACCCATCTTCATCACCTCACTAGTTATTGTACAATTGAATCTACATCAATCCACATCAAAAGGCAAGCCGAAATACGTCAACACTGCAATCTTTATCTGGTCGAGTCCACACGCCACCGCAGAGAATGCACCAGCGCTGGCGCTATCGTTGAGAAACGGTATCTGTCCTGGTTGCCATTTGCTAAGCGTTGAATCGTGTCGCTTCAACTCTATCGTCGCTTTATGCCACGCACCACCAGGAGTCAGGATTATCACATCAGATACCCCTGACCTGACACCTTTCCTTGCGCGCGATGCCAGATGCTGCACTGAGTTGCTTTTAGTCTCCTGAGACGGATGGAACCACAGAACATCAGGAAACCGGTAATCCATCCACCACTTAAACGCTATCAAGTCTGAATCCTCATGCGGACACTCGCCACGGTAACCATCATCAAAAATTAATACCTTGTCACTCAGCTCATGCTGCTTGAATCGCTTTTTCACTCTACTCTCCTGTAAAATCTTTTCTGTGGATTATGTCTCGGCCTTTATCGTTAAACCGGTGCGTGATGCGCTTTGGTGCGCGGATAAGGCCAGTAAACGCCATGAATGCTTTTGCGTTGTGGCAATTCATAAGGTTATCAATTAGATTCCTGTCTGACACATGATTTAACAAACCTTTAATCTTGAACTGATTTTTCAGATACTTCTCTTGTCTCCCAAAAGGATAAAAGACCTCATTAGCCCATCCTTCCCTCCCGTTTTCCTTCATAATGAAATAACGATAAACAACACCTTTTTCATCTTTCGTTAATTCAATCTTGAAGTCTTTAACTTCAGCCCACTCATTATCCGTATACGCGCGCTCATTCAGTGTCGCATTCGGGTCGCGCAAAACATGATCGCAATGTCGGCAATAGCGCGCAGTCGGGTCGTTTTTAGTGCCGCATCCATCATCAAAAATACGGATTCCGTGCTTATCAAAACCGCAACGGATGTAACTGAAAAACTCTTCGCAACGACCATCTGGAGATAGTGCATCTTTGCCAATGCAACGGCGCGCATATGGGCTGTTCATTGTCCCGCACTTAGGACACGGAACCTGTTCGCCACTGCGTTTTGAACGTTGCGCTTCAGCCTCTTCAAGGATTGGGTCTTCATATAGCTGACCAAGCTCAAACATCGTTCCTGAGAAATCAAGAACCAGATGGTCCTCTTTATGATACCCGGCATCAATTTGCTCCTTCTTCAGCAGGCGCATTCCGCGACCAAGCAACTGGACAAGAAGAGTGAGTGACATTATTTTTCGTAATATGCAGCTCGTATCCCATAACGGTATATTTACGCCAGTGGTAAGGGCGGCTATCTGGAATGTGAATTTTTTGCGCCCGGTGTATGCATCTTTTAGAGCCTTCCTTCTGGCTTTTGACCCCATATCTTCTGTAACTATTGAATAACTTCCTTCAGGCAAATACTTTGCCGCCTCCTGACAATGCTTTTTACCAGCACATGTAATCAGCACTCCGTTCCTGTTTTTAGTCAATTCCATAACCTTGAGCATGATTTTCTGCGTCAACGTACCTTGCTCAAGAATTTCTTTCTGCATCTGCTTGAGCTGCTCGGCGGTAAAGTCCTGAGTACCATCAACATCTGAACCATGAAAATCTGAAAGGTCATAATGCAGACTATCAACATCATGAAGACCAAAAATTGTTGGCACAAGAAAACCGTTTTCAACCATGTACTTGGTGTCTATGTTGATAATCTCTTTCTTCCAGAAAGCGCCTTTTATTGATGTAGTTCCGCGAAACGGTGAACCTGTATAACCTATTATTCTCAACTCATGGCCGTGCTTATCTTTGCACCTTTTCATTAGCTCATTAATTATCACTGCATACTGCGTATCACCATCATTAACAACATCAATGTCATTAACCATATGATTTTCATCTATCAGCAGAAATCTCGGGCAAAAGTCAGAAAGAGCACCTTTTGCAATAACATTCCCTGACTCATCCTTTTTATCAAACAAAGCATTTACAACGGTACCCTCGGAGCCACAGATTATTGGGTACGTAGAACTTTTCCTGCCCAACGAAGCACTGAATAGTGAGTTTCTAACACCAAGCGCCCATAGCTCTTCCGCATCTTGCTCCACTATTTCGCCCTGTCTTGATAAAATCATCCCTGAATAGCCCATTTCCTGAAAACGCTTTGCTATCATGGCAATCATCAGTGACTTTCCGCTACCGACGCTTGCTGTTACATAACTCGGGCCAACATAATGACGAATCACATCACCAGTTAACTTATATATCAACCACTGATAGGGTCTTGGCTCGATATCACCAGTATCCAGATAGGATTTCAGCAAGTTAATATCAATCTCTGAAATCATCTTGTCTATTTTATGCGTCATAGCAACTAACCTTTGTTGATGTTTCTACGTCAGTTAGCTTATACTCAATCTACACCAACAATCAAGGGTCAATTTATGAGATACGACTGGAAAGACATTGAGCCAAAAATGCTCGGAAATTGGCAAGCTGCCATCATGTCTATCGTCAATGTGGATAGCAGAGTTTTCAATGGCAAGCACCAGCCATGCCCGTCATGCTCAGGCAAAGACAGGTATCGTTTTGATGATAACTTCGAAACAAAAGGCGATGGCGGCGCAATCTGCAATCAGTGCGGTTCCGGTAGCGGCATGAACTGGCTGATGAAACTCTCAGGCATGAGTTTTCCCGAAGCACTGGAGGCGCTGGGAGGATTCCTGAACATGCACCCGCGCGAAAAACTGGAGGCAATCAGGAAGGAACTGCCGAAGATAAATTACAATGATGACTTCATCACCGAGCAGGAAGTCGCCGCGATCATAGCTAAAACGACGCGTGTCGCGATGAATGAGTGGAGTTTGATAAATGGTATTGGTTGCGACGTTAACGTCGTCAGAGGGAAATCTGGTGAGCTTATTGCCGTTGAGTTGATGCGCGCTGACACAATGAAGCCGTGCAACGTGGCATTCATTGGCATGGATGGTGATTCATTCAGAGCTTTTTTCCGCGCAGGATACAACAAAGACTCAGCTATCAACGGAAAGCTCACGCGCGGCGCGATAAGCCCTATCGGAGAAGATAACGGAAAGTTCATTTACCTGGTATCTGATTATGCCGATGCGTGGAAGTGCCATTACTTCACTGGCGCTCATGTCTGGTGCTGCTGGTCGCCAGAAAACATGTGGGAGGTTGTGCGCTCGGTTAGCGATGATGTGAAAGCACGGTTGCGCTGCATAGTTAATTATAAATTTGACGAACTTTGCGCTGCAGAAAATGCAGGACTTCCGGTAATGCTGCCTGATGATGCTGACACAATCAGGATGGCGAAGAGAATCAGGAGAAAGATTTATGACGCTGGCGAGTTGATAGAGAAAATGTCAGTCATCAGATAAAAGAAACCCTCCAATCGGAGGGTTTTTGTTATTCCTTGAACTCTGGCGCTTCAGTCCAGAAGGCTACATTTCGCAGCGACTTACCAGTGTGATTACACCAGTATATTCCTGAGTCATCATACTTGGCAGTAACCTTGACGCGATCAGCATCAATAATAACAACCTCCTGTCCATCTTTAGGGTCGAAAAGACGCGCATCCTTCCAGTTAGCAATCTCATTAAGGGAAAGAAGAACATAGCCAGGAAGGTAAGCGCCGACATCAGCAATGTGAACTATGGTTCGCTCCGTTCTCTCTCCCGTGTAGTCTCCATTCCACTCATAAAGAATAATCGTGTCTCCAACCTTAAAATCACGATCGTTCTTTCTTAGTTCCGCCTTCTTGTGTCCGGTAACTACAGGCCAGAAGTGTTCAGGTAAGATTTTTAGTTCGTGCGTTTTGCTCACTTCAAACATCCTCATAACACCAATATACAACGCGAATTATTTCAACCAAATCATTTGATGATAAAAATTTATTACCATCATAAATTGCGTGAATTCTTTCACCATCAACAGTTAATGCCACAACATTTCTTCCTATTTGCGGCCTCCACAGATAGCAATCAAACCATTCAACATCATACCAATCATCTTCTGGAATCATTTCAACCTCGGATTTATGTGAACAGTGTTTCCGATAAATACGCAGTAACCATCCTCTTCAAGTGATGGCAATACACTTGATCTGAGACGGTCATAAATTTTAGGTATCCCCTTGAATGGTCGCACGTTTTTAAGTGAATCATAAAGCCACTTCACCGTTACGTTTGTTTTTCCTTTCTGAGCGGCAGAGCGTAGCTTTTCGGCAACAACATCAAACTCCGATCGTTCACCGGCATACCCATTTGATTCAACGGCGTCGGTGAATGTTTTTGTCAGTGCGTCATAAACACTGATGGCGCGACTAATTTCATTTTCACCGATAATTTTTGAACGTTTCCCTCCATCGCACCAGTTTTCAGCAGCGTGAAATATTGCTGCCAGACGGATTATTTGCTTATCAGCTTTACCCATCGCACCACGAAGAAGGACGTGATCCCACTTACCGCCGGGAAGGAAGTTTTTCTCCCATTGATTTCGTAACAGGCCAATCATTCTTGCTGAATCGTTGTGAAGCGTGAGTCTTGTTTTTTCTGCTGACACAACATTATGTATAAATCTTGCATATTCCGACCTCAAGCTGTCTGGCATTGGCTTGCTTACAGGGCAGTCATTAACCATGTCCCAGTGTTCGCGATAGCCAAGCATTGATTGCTCTCGCAACATCAGGAAACGTTCAGAAAGACCGTTCCCCCTGTCGCCAGCAGCAAGAATGGCATCAATACTTTCATCCTGAGCAATCACACTTATGTTTCCAAGTACGTAACCAGATGAAACGCCACGACCAACACGGGCAGAACCAATAAATCCACCATCCCATCCCTTCAGGATGACTTCGGCGTTTGCCTTTCCACCTTCCTTTCCGTAAGAGAGGCCAAGACATGTGTTAAGAACGCTGGCCTCGTCACTTATCAGATTAAAAAAACCACCCTCATGGATTGCCTGATGCTGGACAGCCTCTGGAGTTGCGTCAGTAAGTGGATATGTAATCGTATAAAGCTCTTCCAGCTTCTCCTTTTCACGAGCAATATCATCTCCGATTAGTGCCTTTGCATTCTGATTACTGGCCTCTTTGTATGCCTTCATCAGCTCTTCGATGCGAAGATTTATTTTTATGATTTGCTTTTCCATCTTTTTGGAAAGGTTGTCATATTCAATCTTCACCGGATTCATATGCATTGAGTTGATAGCGGTTTTCCCTGCCGATGGGGGCTGAGAAGTAACCACGTAAAGAGAAACTGGAAGTTCTGAATGGTAATACTCAACGCTAAAGTTTCTCGTCATTGCGCTTGCTACGCAACCAAGCAAATGCATGAACGATGTATTTATTGGGAACTGAACGGCACGAGCTGCAGCGATTGCATAACGAGACAGCAAATCAGTCCGGTTCTCACTGGTGAGTTCTGTTTCTGAGTACGTTACATCACGCTCCTTACCTTCCTTGATGTCAAGCCACATATTTGAGCTTGGTGTCATGCCATGATGGAAGGCGACGCGAGCAGGAGATACTTTTAATTCCCTTGCTTCATTGAAGATATCTTGCGCTGTGATCATCATGAAATCCTTTTTACGTAAACCATGTCTTTATCAGGGTATCCAACCTTTGTTGAGAATTTCATGCCTTCATTCCTGCGCATGAAGTAGTTTAATGCGTTCCTCAGGTTTGCAATGCCTCCAAACCTCTTCGAGTCAATCATCACAGTCTCCCCTACTGAAACCACCGATAACCCAGAAAGAGCTGCATTCTTTTTGCCGTACTTATCAAGTTTCACAAAATCCTCCAGTAGCAACAAATTATGATTGAATCATATCATAAGTATTGAATCATGCAACATCAAATACGACTCGCGTGGGTAACGTGGGTAAGGCGTGGGGCAACCAACCTTCCCCACGAAACCTTACTCTAAGTATATGTAATATAATAAAATTATTATTATTTGGGTTAATGGGTAATATTATTATTCATATTATAGATAGTAATTAACATAATATTAACAAATGGATTATTTGAATATATTTATAAGGGGATGGGTGTGAAATCTGCCCCTTTTTACCCACGAAAAATAAAAACATTAAAATCAATTATTTGCGATGAAAATCGTGGGGCAACCGACCTTCCCCACGACCTGCCCCACGAGCAAAAATTTACCCCACGAGCACGTTTTTAACGCGCCACTGTTGACGTAGAATTGCAACTGATGTAGATTGAAATCATCGAAACAAACGATGGTGAAGATATGAAAATCAAAGACCGTGAAGAATTTGAAGATGCACAGGCTATGGTGCGCATTGCAGTTGAGCGCACAAACAACATCATTCCAGCAGAAGCATTCTGGAGCGCAGCAATGCAGGCTTTAATCTCAGTGTATGGGTTAAGCAAATGACAGGCGCAGCATTCGAACTTATCGCCAGTCTGGTTATCGTGGCGTTCGTCATTATCGCAGTGGCAGTTTCTAAATCAGGTTATAAGGAGTAACAGAATGAGCAACTGGCATAACGAGCACATCATGCAATGGTATCGTCGTCGCATTAAGGCAATCACTAACTCTTACGAGGCGCAATAAAATGGCAAAAACTATATATCGCCGAGAAAAGCTGGAACAAGAACTCGGCCACGTTGGTGCGCAAAACTTTATGAGCAAGCAGGCACGCAATGCAATGGAATCTATCCGCGTGAATCGAGTTGTGCGCGTGTTTAATGGTGAAGGCAAGCGTAGAGTAATGGATGAGCTGATTATTGTGTTCTGAACACGATTCAGCTATCTTATTTTTAATGGTGGTGATATGGCAAAAGTAAAAACATACGAGTTCTGGTTTACGATGAACAGAATGTATGCAAGCAGGACAATCAATCGAGTGCACTGGTGGAATAAGTGGCTAATCCTGTCCGGCTGCATTGTGCTTGCAAAGTGCAAATTCAAAGCGATTGACATCACCGATGATGATGCGCTAAAAATCGCAAAGATTGAGTTTGAAGAAGATGGTTATCACGAAGAAATTATGGGGTTATGGTATGAGTGAAGTTAAGCGTTATGACATTTCTGCATTTGGTGGCATGTCTATGGATGAGTGTAGTGATATCGACAAACAGGCGTTAAATCAAGAAAAAATTGAATGGCTCAATAAATTAGCTGATATGGAGTATTGCAAAAGCAATCATGGGCATTGGCTGATGAGCTTGAAGGATACAAACATGCTTGCGAAATTGGCTCTGCGCTCAGTGGCGCTGCTGGATGAGCTGGAAGCCGCAGAGAAGCGAATCGCTGAACTGGAAGCGAATAAGTGTAAGCCAGTGATGTTTATTGATGGCGATATATCGCCTGCTGACGCTGACAAGTTGGCTGCTGTAATTCGCGAGTTCAACGAAGAAACAGAAACCCCTGCGGCTCGAATGGCGCGGATTATTCGCGAGAACCCGCATCCAACTAACATGTGCGATATGCCAGCCGCTGGCACCGGTAAAGGAGAGTGAATGTGAAAAATTATCTCAGCAATTTAGCCAGCATGCTTCAGGGGATTGCAGGTGTCATTTCAGACGGCGAGCTGGTGCAGAAAGAATGCCCTGCGCACTTAAAGTCAGCACTACTCGAGGCTTCTCACGCGCTAGATGGTCAATCGGTCAGGGTCAATTATCCGCCTAATGGAAAGCCTGAAATTGTTAATGCCCGCGGACACCATCGACCGCTTACCTTCCGGGAACGAGTGGCAATCCGCTTACTTGGTGGCAGGACGGAGATTCGCCCATGAGCACTATTACCAGAGAACTGGCAAAGCTGTTCAGAAAAATTACGAATTCTGAAATTGATGCGGAGGGTAACGCTCATGTTGTTTTATCTCCTGCTGATAGCCTCCTGATTAATAATGCGCGTATCGCGCTGGCATCGCTCGAAGCAGAGCCTGTGGCGTATATGGTTGGCACGCAACTTCTGGAAAACATGACACAGGCGATTGCGTACAAAGCGGATACAGCCTTGTAAATTAAGCCGCTTTACACCGCCCAGTCAACTCCGGTATCTGTTCATGATTTGAAACCAGTTGGCTTTTTATTCGTGTCCGATGATGGCGCGGTTGCTTATTCTCCTGCTGGCTGGCCCATGAAAGGATTTAATCTAATCGGTCAGATTTACGGTGATGTGAACGCATGCCGCGCAGCCAAACTTCATGGCTCAGAACCGGAAACGGATAACACCAACCAGCAATTCGAAAGCCTGGCTAAAAGTGAATAGCTACCCGTTCATATTAATTATCAGTGCGCTCTATGTGGCGCACGCTTTAGTGGAGATATTGAGATGACCAAACACCAACGACGCCGATACACCACTGGCGCTAAAATCTTTCTTGCTGTTTATACTCTGGCACTGGTGGCTGCTATCGCAGGAGTTGTGCATTATGTTTAATCAATTAGCTGAGTTTTATAAAGCATATTCCGACTGGATTGATGCTGGCGCACCAGAAGGTGAGCCATTTAGTCGTCGCAGCGGGCTTTGCGGTTCTTCATGCTCGTACCTTACAAGTAAAGGTTGCATATTCCCGGTAAGGGATATGACGTTGCAGTTAATGAAATCGCAATTCATTAAGGCCGGACTAAGCCGTGATTACCCGTTTAATAACGCAGATAACTCATACTGTTTGGAATGTATTAACGGGGCAATTCACACCAACAAGAATCGCATAGCGTGGGTTAAAAGGGAGTGGCAGCATTATGTTTAACGATATAAGCGACGCAATGCAAAACATGTTGGAACGCTACTGGAATAGCATGAAGACATGTCACTACATGATGGTGCAGCTCGGCAATCGCATTGAGGTTGTGCCTGACAATGGTATGCATGACATTAAGTGCATGTGCTCAACGAGGGCTTTTGCTAATGCAAACAACTAAACAAAAAGTCTGGCAACTCGCAAAGCAACACGAATTGGACGATTTCATAGCGAAGGTCGCAAAGACATTCCCTGATGCGCTTGAAATCGTTCATGTGCAGACTCGAAATGAAAATGCATGGTGCCATGCTGGCAAGCGTGATAATGATGGTGTACAATAAACGCATAACCACCATTGCTTTCACTCATATCATCACCCAACCTTTGACCCGCCTTGTGCGGGTTCTTTTTTATCTGTGTTAAACTAACGATATCGAAATACGAAAAGACGAAAACAGAATGGCTAACCCAAACCCTGTCATGAAATTTTCCTCTGAGTACCAGCCTGCTGGCAGAGGATTAAGCTACAGAAACAGGCTTATTGAAGCATTAAAGCGTTGCGGGCTTGGAGAGGAGGAGTTTCTTGACGCATTCATCAGGACATCAATCAAGATGACTGAGGAAAATCCTACTCAGGGCGTGCAAATGCTGAAGGAAATATTCCTGCGCATCAGCCCCGTGCAAAAGAGTATGGCACCTCCGGTTAATTTTAAATACCGCAAAGATGCTACTCCAGTTGAGCAGATAGAGGACGTTATTCAATCTGTTTCAAGTGGTGAACTTCCAATTGATGTTGCGTCTCAGGTTGTGTCTATGATTAAGGTTGGTCTTGACGTGAAAGAATTAACCGAACTAGCCGCGCGCCTTGAGCGACTGGAGAAATTACTGGAGCAGCAGAATGCGTGATGTTGTTACGTGGTGCTTTGTGGCATCTATAGCCATGAGCATGATTAGCGCCTTTATGCCATCGGGAGATTTTGCTGGTAGCATATTCGCATTTATGTTCTGGATATCAGGATGGATTATTGCATGGGGACGCACGCGATATGGCTCGTAAACGCCTCTCCGCGCTGGCAATAGAAAAGCTGGAAGCGCAGATTGATGATGCAATGACAGATGTCGCAGAGTCAGCCATCTTTGGCATCTGCGATATGCAGAAGAACGTCATTAAACGGTTAAGGATGACCGCTACTGGCGTTGATGATGTGACCAATGTAACCACTCATGCTGACCACCTGATTCCGGCGAAACTGGAGCGCCTGCTTTACCCCAAGCGATTCAAGTTTATCTACGGTGGCCGCGGGTCAGGTAAGACGAGAACTATTACCGCTATCCTTACTGAACGCGCAAGGTTTCGACCTGACCGCTTCGCCTGCTTTCGTGAGATTCAGCAGTCCATTGAGGACTCAAGCTATCAGGAACTGGTGGATGAGATAGCCCGCAAGGGTGAGTCAGCCGAGTTTCGCGTTATCAATAATGAAATAACCCATAAGAAGACCAAAGCGAAGTTTCGCTTCAAGGGTCTGTATCGCAACCAGACTACGGTTAAAGGTTTTGCTGGCATTACTGTCGGCTGGGTAGAGGAGGCGGAGAACGTCAGTCAGACGAGCTGGGATATTCTTGTACCTACCATCCGTGCTGCCAATTCCGAATTGTGGTGCTCATTCAACCCAAATAAGGAAACGGACCCGACGTGGAAGAACTGGATTACCCCCTATCACTCGCAGATGGTTGATGGCATATTCGAAAATGATGAAATTCTGATTATCGAATGTAACTATTCAGACAACCCGTGGTTCTGGGATACACCGCTGCCATCCGCGATGGAACAAATGAAGCGCGTCGACTTCGACCGCTATATGTGGATATGGGAAGGGAAATTTAACAAACGCAGTGACGAGCAGGTCTTTGGCGGCAAATGGCGCATTGATAACTTTGAGGTTAAACCTGAATGGCACGGCCCATACTTCGGGATGGACTTCGGGTTTTCCACTGATCCTACCGCAATGGTTGAAGTTTACATCGAAGAACTACCAGGTGGACGGCGCAACATTTATATTAATCGCGAATATGGTAAGGTTGGCCTTGAGATTACCGATACACCAGCTGCGATGGAGCAATCATTCCCGATGGCTAAGCGTGCACGATGGTATGCCGACTGCGCTCGACCGGAAACCATCAGCCACATCAAGCGTTCTGGTTTTGATATTCATCCATGCACAAAATGGCCCGGTAGTGTCGAGGATGGAGTAACGTGGCTTCGCGGCTGCGACAGCATCATCATCCACGAGCGATGCAAGGAAATGCAGAATGAAGCGGCAATGTACAGCTACAAAGTTGACAAGCTGACTGGGAACGTGCTGACTGATATTGTTGATGCATTCAACCACTACTGGGATGCGGTTCGTTACGCACTCAATGACCATATCGTTCAGCGCGGTAGCGGAATGCTAATCCGTCGCCGACGATAAAAATAAAGCCCTCATTCGAGGGCTTATGCTTATTCCGCTATTCCATAATCCGCAAGATTAACCCTTCCTTTGTAGTGTTTTGCGGTTTCTTTCATCTTCTCTACATCTATACCAACAATCACCTCGTGTGAGTGATTTCCATGGTGGCTTTTAAAGTGCTCTATTGCCTCTTCTCTTACTTTTTTGTTAACTCTTGGTCTTGTATGGCTCATGCTGGACACTCCGCTTCTTCCATAACTCCATTTCTGACATACATATCTATGTCGTCTTTTGTCATTCTCGTGGCTTCAATGTTATCTTTATCACGATGAACAAAAATCAGCCCATTAGCTGGTGCAAAGAGATATGTGCTGCCAGTCATTTTTGATTTGTATGCTTCAAACATCCCATCACCTCGCATAAGCATTTCCAACTGAGTCCAATCTACACCACCACCATATCTACGTCAACATTTATTATTGTTGATAAATCTGCACCACCACACTTGACCAATCTACATCGAGCGCATAGTATATCTACATCAGGTTTAACGGAGATATCACTATGCGCAGCTATGCAGGATTCACACAGGAGGAAAAAGAGCAGGTTTATTCGCTGGCGCGGGCTGGCGTGCCTGATGAGGTGATTTGTCGTCGGTATGACATCGACGAGGATTTCCTGCTGCGCGTTCTGGATGATGTTTTCGTTAACCTGCAAGAGAAGCGTGGATATAAGGGTATCTGCTGCAAGAATGATTTTTTGAGAGGGTGAGTGATGACCACAATTGCATGGGACGGGATTACTATTGCGCATGATAGCCAGGCCACTGCTGGAAGCCTTGTTATGGCTAACCAACAGAAATCTTTTGTGCTGGATGCCAGCGACGCATTTTTCATTTGCGGTGAGCTGGCAGTATTGATTGTTGGTAGTGGTACGGCAGGTGATGAGCGATACGCAAAGCAGTTTATGCGGCTGGCAGTGAATGACATCATGGAGATGCCAGAAGAGTTAAGTTTTACGCAATGGGTATTTACAGCCAAAGGAAACTGCTTCGCCATTCAGAAGATGCCCGATAATAAATATCCGGCAGTTTATCCGGTGACGCCTCCGCTTGCCGCTGGTTGCGGTCGCGATTTTGCCATGACCGCAATGTACCTTGGTCAGACCGCAGAACAGGCGGTCATCACCGCATCAGCACTGGATGCGTTTACTGACTCTAATGTTAAAACATATCAATTTAAGCATGGTGAGGGGATGAAATGATTATTGAAGGCGAAACCAAAACTCCAATGTGCGCAATAGCGGTTGATTTCAATTCTGACCCGATGATTACTCAGGGTCATGACACTATTATTATTGACAAACACCAAGCCGCGCAGCTTATCGAAGTCCTGCAACGCTGGGTAAATGGTGAGGAGATTGAGTGATGAGCGTTTATTTTATTCACGCTGAAGTCTTTGTTAATAATGACTGCGCGGCAGAAAAGTTAAGTGGAGTGATAGTCGCCACCAATGCAGTTGATGCTCTAGAGAATTTCTGGCGTGATGATATGGTGTCGTCTTTAACATCTCAAGGCATCAAAGTCGTAATCGATAAATTCGAAAAGGTGGAGTGATGAAAGCTGTCAAAACAATACTGTTCTGCATCATCAACCCGCACCTGATTGTGATGCTGATATTCGCTGCCATGCTTATTGGCGCAAGAAAGTCGCTTTATTATATTTCCGACAAACTGGATGACGCGGCGCGTTACATTCAGAAGATTGACCATAAACTCGGGTCGAAGTCATACCCCGCATGGTTCAGAACGCTCGTTGATGACGAGGTGGAGTGATGGCACTATTCTGGTCGTTCTGGATTCCATTGAACTTTATGTTCTGGTGGGCTATGGCTGCCGCAGTGAATAAACCGAGATGGATTCACTTTATAGTTGGTTCATGTTTCGCTGTGGTAACTGGCGTCGTGCCGTTTCTGTTGTATCAATGTTTGAAATAGAGGTGGAGCGATGCATTTCAAATCACTAAATACCATAAGGAGCGAGATGGTTGGTGGTAAATATAAAAACCACAGAGACGAAGTGGTAACCGTTGTTAATGTCGTTGGTGCCGGTGGTGGCTATCAGGTTCATTTTAATTACGGTATGCCATACAATGTGGTTTGCGGACTTGGCAAGTTCAGAAAGCGATACCCGTATAAGGTTTAGCCATATACCATCCATGCTATAATCCCATCCAACGTGATGGGATTTTTTATTGGTGACATATGTCCAAAATTGATGCATTAAACGCTTATATACGCGACCGCGTGGCGAACAATAACCGGGCGATTCAGCAGCAGCGGCTTTGTGCTGGTGGGAAGAATCTTGACCAGAAGCACGATCGTCTCTGGACGGAATGTGGATACCCACAGGAAATTACCGCTGAGATGTTCCGCTATGCCTATGAGCGACATCCAGCCGCCGCAGCTGGCATTAACCGCATTATTAATAAATGCTGGCAGAAATACCCTGAAGTGGTCGAAGATGGCGAGGATGATAAGAACTCAACGCCGTGGGAGTTGTCCATCAACGACATGATGAAGCGCGCCTATCCGTTCATCAAAGAGGCTGACAAGCGCAACGCCATCAACAGATACTCCGCTGTTATCCTGCAAATCCGTGATGGAAAGCAATGGAGTGAGCCGGTAGACATCACCAAAACCCGACGCATTAAAGATAAATCCATTGTTCGCTTCATTCCCATATGGGAAGAGCAACTCCGCGTCAGTGCGTGGAATAACGACGAAACCAGCGAAGACTACGGTATGCCTGAGATGTACGAATACCAGGAAAGCGCCGTTGAGGACTTCGACAGTGACGGCAAGCCTGAGCGTTCAGTGCAGATTCACCCTGACCGCATCATTATTCTGGCTGAGGGTAGCTTTGATGGCAGTATGTTCAGCGGCATCCCGATGCTGCGTGCTGGCTACAACAGCCTTATCGACATGGCAAAAGTTTCCGGTAGTTCCGCAGAAGGATTCCTGAAAAATGCCAGTCGCCAACTGGCGGTAAACTACACGAAGGATAACGTAACGCCAGCAAGTCTCGCTCAGTCGATGGGTGTATCTCAGGATGAGCTTATTGACATCATGAATGACAATATCGAGATGCTGAATTCTGGCATTGACGCCGCACTATTTAGTATGGGTGCCGAGACTCAGGTGTTATCCGTAACTCCGGCTGACCCTAAACCCACTTGGGAAGTTGCTGCCAACCAGTTCGCCGCATCAATGGCGCTTCCTTTCACCGTCATCTTTGGTCAGCAAACTGGACGCCTTGCAAGCGACGAAGACAAGATGCAGGAGGCGATGACCGCCAAACAACGTCGTGAAACATGGGTTGATTATGTCATCTCAATGTTCGTTGAGCGCATGATTCAGTTCGGCATTGTCGATAAAGCCCCAGCAAACGGATACAAGGTTAAGTGGGATGACCTGCTCGCCCCATCTGAACTGGATAAAGCGGAGTTGCTGTCTAAGCTCGCCACTGCGAACAAGTCGTTCTTTGATGCTGGTCAATCTGCGTTGCTTACCGTGGATGAAGCGCGCGGCATGGTTGGCATGGAGCCGATTGAGCTTGATGAAAGCTACCGCGAAGACACACCACCGGAAGATGACAATGAAGATACTCCGGTTTAACGCCAGACTCCCACAGCCGCGCATATCGCAGAGCCTGACAGACCCGTTAGGCGCTGCGACTCGCCTGTCAAAAATGGATAAGGTGATAACGCGCAAATACAAACAGCTCAGGACTCGTGCTCTTGAGTTGTTCCGCACTATTCCGAGCAGTCAGGCTAACGCAGAATCAAGCGGCCTGTACTTCTATGATTTCAGCAGTGCACGTGCTGCTACGTTCATGGATGAGTTGCAGGCACTGATTGACGAGATTCTTCTGGAAGGTGATGATTTCGGTCACGGTAAAATGTGGGCTAATGTGTTCATCGGCGATGCGTATCAGGCTGGGACACAAAAGGCTAACTCGGAACTGTCAAGTCTGTCTCCGGTTTATGCTGAACAGCGACCGATTGCTGCGATACTCTACAGTGAGCCTTATCTTAATCGACTACAACTGGCGTACACGCAAGGTTACTCAGACTGGCGCGGATTGAGTGATTATTCCCGGCAGCAACTGGCATCCGTCATCATGGAGGGCATTGCCCGTGGTGCTAATCCTCGTGATGTTGAAGCTGACATTGTCAAGCGCGTTGATGTGTCTCACAGTTACGCGAAACAGTTAGCGCAGACTGAAATCACCGGAACGCTACGGCAGGCTAACAGGCGGGAAGTCATTGAGGCGCGCGAGGAGTTAGGCATTGAGACGGTGATGCTGTGGCAGTCGGCATTGATGCGCACAACTCGCCAGACGCACGCAGCCAGACACGGACGGTTTTATACGCCAGAAGAGATTGACACGTTCTACAGCGAGAATGGCAATAGATATAATTGCCACTGCGCCCAGACACCAGCATTACTCATGGATGGTAAACCAGTTATTCTTGAGTCATCACGGGAAAGACTTGATAAGCAGCGTGAATTATGGCAATCAGCTAACAAAAAGCCCTCTAACTGAGGGCTTTGTTTTATCTTATCAGCATACACAGAACAAATATTATTATCGCATAGCACAATATCTCTACGACGCTGAATATTGTTTTAATCATCCAGTTTCACGCCGGGAATTTTGCCTGCCGCAATGGCGTCGTAAATAATTTCGTATTCACTATAAATCCAGTTGTCACCCTCATCAGACTCCCTCTGCATTGCCTCTATTGCTGCATCGCGCTTCCTTTCTGCTTCTGTGCGAAGTGGTTTTAGGCTTTCCGGTACTAAGCAGTATGACCGACCAGCACCACCTTCATCCCAATAGCAAACAGCCACATCGTTTCCGTCCGTTGTTGTCTTGTGCGCCACAACTTCCATTTCAGTGCCGGCATCAGGAATCCAGGCATTGCGGTATCCTAACTTTGGATTAATGAAGAATTCTACTTTTGCACCAACTGGCGGCAGGCCTTCGCCGTTCCATGCTGGCTTTTGCAAAGCCGATATCGCTGATTCGTATTCTTTAGCTGTAACTATGCACCCATACAATGTATCGCCAAGGTAACCAATACCAGAAAAAACCATCTCTTCCTTTGATGTTATTAAATTATTTCCTGTGCCAACTTGTCTGTGGGAAAAAACAATAGTTAAGCAGTGGCGATCGTATTGTGTTGGATGACAGTATTCCGCATCCTTAGGCCACCCGCCACGCTTAGGTAATTCTTTAACTAACAGGTCGATAAGTTTCATTTCGCTTCTCCCAATGCTTTATTAACCGCCTCGCGCGCATTATCAAGAGCGCGACGCTTGCTTGATGTTGTCCAGACTTTTCCGGAGTGGTCGTCGTAGATTTCCAGTAGTTGCTGGAGTGCTGATAGTAGCTCTGGTTGTGATGAGTAACGAGAGCCAGAATACATATCGATCTGACTAACTAACTCAGAAACATCAACATCAAATGATTCCAGCGTTTCGCACCCACCGACCTTAGCTCCACATAGTCGATGTCCAGATGATTCATCACCAATAAGAAGGGAGTAGCCACCGCACTGGTTTTCGCTAATTTCAATCAATACGCTTTTCTTGCTCATCACCAACCTCATTTAATATATTCAACAATCTTAACTTCACGCATCTGCACCAGACCAAATGGTGCAACCAATTTACCGCACGGACGGATTTTGATTTGCTCAAGGCCGAACACTCCGCAGCGTCCGCTTTCTTTGAATTTGACCATTACCATAATTACACCTCGAATGATTTTGTTAAATTGCCGAGTGGCTTACCGATAACGCCAGTTACCACCCCTTGATATGACAACCTGACCTCATTCAGGAAGCATGGGTGAGTCTGCGTAAATTCAATGCAGTCAAACCACATTGAAAAACCAGCGTTCTTCAGTGTGCATAGATTGCAATACCACTCAATACGAAATCTTGCGCCATCAGGGGTCTCTATGCGTATATCGCGCAAGCTCAAATCATCAATTGACTTCAATGCGCCTTTTTCTTTCGCTAACTCCAGTAGTTTAATTAACTCTTCTCTATTGTTAGTTTTCATCTTCATCACCTCATTCACCGTTTGATGTAGATACTATGCACTACCACTCAATCTACGTCAATACCATTGTGATAGAATTAATCATTATTTGAACGGGAGGCAGAATGAAACTATCGCAACGCGGCATGGAGACGTTTGGAATTAACGATGCTGTAGATATATCGCCTTACATCACCACTGAGACAACACAGAATCAGTTTGATGCGCTGACAAGCCTTGCCGCCGACATCGGCATTGACTCGTTCCGCAAATCAACGCTTCTGAAGAAACACAACCTTCGCTGCTTCTCATGTGTCGTCGCGCATTTCATCGTGTGGGGCGAGAAGACCGACAATAAAGCAAAACGCAAAGCTGAAAAAGAGGTTTACTGGTATGGCTATTAGCAAAAACATGAAGGCATTTCTGGATATGCTGGCGTACAGCGAGGGGACTGATAACGGGCGGCAAAAAACCAATGACCATGGCTATGATGTGATTGTTGGTGGCTCGCTATTTACTGACTATTCAGACCACCCACGCAAGCTGATTAGCCTGCAAAAGCTGGGCATCAAATCCACCGCCGCCGGGCGCTATCAGGTGCTGGCTAAGTTTTATGACGCATACAAAAAACAATTGCGTTTACCTGACTTCTCCCCAGCATCGCAGGACGCCATTGCAATGCAGCTAATCCGCGAATGCAAAGCCACCGCAGACATTGAGGCTGGTCGCATTGCTGATGCTATCCATAAATGCCGCTCCCGCTGGGCTTCATTGCCGGGTGCTGGTTATGGTCAGCATGAGCAGAAACTGGATAAGCTGATTCAGGTATATAAGAATGCCGGTGGAGTTGTGGCATGAAAAAGCTAAGCAACTGGCTGCTCGGCGCGTGGATTTCATTCTGCTCGCTGTTGCAGCTGTGGCCTGACGCAATGATGCATGTGTGGGTAATGATGCCGGACGACCTGAAAGCGGCGCTACCGCCAATCGTGGTCAAAGGTGTGAGCTACTCCATCATGCTGGTTGGTATTCTCGGAAAAATGCACGGCATGAGGAAGGAAAACCGGAGGCTGCGCGATGATGGCAAAAGCTAAATTAATTATAATCCCGCTATTGACCGGTATTGCTATTGGCTCGCTATCATTTGGCGCTGGCTACCTGAAGGGATGGTATGCGCATAGTGATAAGGTCAATCTTGATGCCGCCAAGCGCAAACAGAACGCAGAGAACAAACAGGAAAAGTCAACAGCGCAATCCCAACAGGTGCGCGTGGTGACCGAAACTAAATATAAAACTATTTATCGCGACGTGGTGAAATATGTCTCTGACCCGAATCGTACCCTTTGCACTTTTGATGATAACTATATCTGGTTGCGCCAGTCAGCTCTCGACGCAGACTCAGCCGTCAGCAGAAATGCTGGGGGAGGTGTGCGAATTATCGAAAGTGGCACCGAAAAACAGCGATGAGAGCATTGTTATAGAAAACCAGAATACGGAGTGCGCCACCAAAAGGAAGATGACTATTTACGATTGGCAGGAATGGTATCAGGACAACTTTCAATAAAAAAGCCCCGTGATGGGGCTTTACTGTCAACCAATAACCATCCAGTCGCTTGCGTTCATATCGGTTTGACTTGCCAGCCATGGCACCAGCTTACCGTCAGCCGTTTTCATGCAGATAAAAGGTAGCGTATCAAGCCCGTCAACCCCATCAATGTCGCACTCAAAATCCCATGCCCCTCCTGCTATCATAAACAGGAACATGCCCTTTCCATTCCACCCGCTCCTTGCGACCTTGCATCCAATTTCCATCTCCTTCAAGGCCTCACCAAAGCTTAAAGACATTTTCACACCTCATTCGTATAGTGGTTTCATTTCATAGCCAAACATAATTGCATTCCGATGCTCAACGCTACCAGAAAACACCAGATAGCGGCGACCACGATTATCCGTAACGATGTAGGCTGACGGCTCACTCTGCTGTTGATGTTGCTGGTTCATCAGCTGGTTCCTCGGTCATAACTTCAACGATGCGCACCAGTGAACACTCAAGATTTGGCGCATTATAATTGCCAGCCAAAAACAAAACGCTACCAGTGCTAATCAGCACCTGCTTTGCGTTTGCCTGCGACAGATTCTGCACGATGAATTGCGCTGTTTCTGTGCCGATTTTCAGCACTGCGCTGCCGTCGCTATTCAGTGATACCAGTTGTGCGGATGTGTCAGCAATATTGGTGTAGTTCGCGTTTCGTTGCGCGATGGTAATATCTGTGAATGCCATTAAAATTTCTCCATTCCGCCTTTACTGACGATTTTATTTACCTTGGTGATAAGTTCGATTGCTTGCTGAATTTCTGATGGGGAAAACACCCCAGCAGAATATTCAACTTTAACGCCATCTCCAGCCATCTCGATTGAGATGTGCTTTGTCGACATTTTGCATGCGAATCCGTTGCACTCAAAATGACCAGACAAATGTAATTTGCAATCTGCCATTATTTGATTTCTCCATTTAATTCATCTGCGATAAGTTTTGAGTAACCAGCGATATCTTTCCAGTTATCATCGTATGCCGGGTCGCCATTCAGGATGCGACCGATTTTGTGTTGAATCATATCCAGCGCTTCGCGTTGGCTGTCGGTTAATCGTGACCAGCCGTCAGTGTTGTGCATCACGGCTTTTAGTGAGCGCATGATTTTAGCGCCATCAGCGAATTTACCGTAACGATTGCCACGCTCAGTGACCAGCGATTCGATGTCAAGTTTCGTCGGGTCGTATTTGACCACTTCGACATCCGCTTTGGCTGAAAATTCGCCGACAGGAATTCCGTTGAGGCGCATATCGGAATCGTTGGCATTCAGTGATTGCTGGCGACATTTAAATTCATTAAGAGGCATGCCAATTGGCGCGTCAAACACTACGCCATCTTGAAATGTGCATTCGGTGATTGGCTCGCGCACTGCAACCAGGTTAAATAGCACTTCTTTAATGATTTCTGGGTTGGCGGTATAGATAGGATGGCCTAATTCCTTATGCACATACTTATGCGTAGCTCCAGCATGCGCCCCTGCAAAATCCCTCTCGCTGCCTTTCAGGTATTTCCATGCTTTCTTGCATTTACTCATCACTCACCTCTCAATGTAACCTTGTTGTTTTCGTCAACGTTAAAATTCTCGCGAATCATCTGGTACATCTCATCCTTTGGCATATCAGCCAGCGCAACATAGCAACGGGCAAAGTAGCGAACATCACGGAGTGTCAGCGGCTGACGCTTCTCCACAATGCTGGTGATAATGTCCATCGGCTCGCGTCGTGGTCTTGGCATATTTACTACTCCTTTCGAAAATTATTGTTGACCAATCTACATCATTTAGTCAATACTTATTGACGTAGATTGTACCACAACGGAAAAGGTGATGTGGAAATGCAATACAAAGAAATAGCAGCGAGATACCAGAAGGAAGTTCGCGAGGTTATGGAAATCCTTAACGTTCGCGAAGATACCATTAAGTATGTGGAAACCGCCATGTGTTCACTGGCGCTTGAAGCGGAGGTTGCAGGTCGTGAAAAGGCTGACGAACTTATATCTGCGTTGGTTTATAGTTCAACCAGTAACGGTTGAAGATGAAGGTTATCTGTGCGTTGAGCACGTTGTTATTAAATTCTACGGGAGAAATTATAAATGGCGCATGACGAACTGTACGAAAAATCGTTAATCCAGCGGATGAATGAAGTTGAGCGTACGCGCGATTGGCTTGAGTGCGAGCTGCGTGAGGTGCGAAACCGCCTGCAACGCAAACGCAGACAGCAGAAAGATGTTATCGACTGGTCTGGCGATACGCCTAAATTTAATAATCTTGGGGAGTGGTTGAAATGAGCGCGCCACATATGCCGATGATGAATGATGAGGGATTACTGGAATGCCCATTCTGCAACAGTAATGATGCATACAGTGATAAGAATACCGATGGCCATTACGTTGCTTGCTCGCAGTGTGGGTGTGGTACTGATGAGTGGCCTCATCAAGCATCAGCAGTGAAGTCATGGAATACTCGCAACGGACACCTCTACACCGCAGACGACTTCAATCAGGCAGCAGAGGAGCGCGATTATGGATTATAAGTCACAAATCATGCGCGTGATTATGATGCATCCTGGTGCAACGCGCGCATATATTGAGAAGCATTGCGGCGGAAAGCATTCAAGCACCACAACGCATCGCCTGCATGAGATGCTCGCGCTTGGATTCATTCGTCGCGAGAAGTCAGTGATTCGTGGCAGTAAATGGCAGTATAAATACTTCATCTCTGATGATGCAGCTGGTATTGATGATGCGATTAAGTGCCATTTACTTGATAACGCTGGCGCAGAGGTGAAAGAAATCAGCACCGCCACTGGCATTGATTACCAAATCGTGAAAAGACGCATCCGCATCATGTTTCATAATGGCGATGTGACGCGAAGCTATGACCATCACAAGAAGCTGTGGCGTTATTCATGGCAGGAGCAGGAAGTAAATGTGAGCAACCTGTTTAATTCACTTCTTCGCAATGTAAGAGGTCAGCATGGGAAAGGCGAAGCGCAAGAAACAGGCAGTAGATTATGAGCCACTGCCGCCATGCGAAATGTCAGGAATGCCGAAACAGGAAGATGTGATTCTCACCGAGGCTGAGTGGCGCAAGGTGGCAAGAGTGCAAATCATGTTCCGCAGACTTGCCGAGGATGTACTAAATGAGATGGGATATTAAGCATAAATCTGGCAGAACTCTGTTTGTGACATCGGATGAGTTCATTGCCAATAACCGTAGAAAGATGGGATGGATAGTGGAGGAATTGAAGATGAAGAGTAGAGAGCAGTTTGAAAAGTGGATTAAGGAAGAAACAGGATTTGATTTATGGCGCACGGAATATCCAATGACTGAATGGGATGACCAGCAGTACAAGTGCCACAAAACAAACCTTGCATGGATGGCATGGCAAGCATCGCGCGCAGCAATTGAGATTGAGCCTCCTGATTTCTTTGATTCAAGAGCGGCATTAAATAAAGGCTACACGGTTGATTACTCCAATGGATTTGGTGACGCAATGGATGCATATGAACTGGCAATTGAGCAAGCAGGATTAGAGGTGAAAAAATGATTATCCAGTTAAACGACATTATGAAAGCAGACATCATTCAGCTTGAAGACTATGACATGCAACTGGCGTTTGAAATCGAAACTGTTGAACGCCAACTGCAATATGCAGATAAGAAGAATGATCGTGTCTGGCATGAAAAAGCACTTAAGGCACGCGACCACATGAAGCGCACGCGAGCGCTTATTAAAACTCGTTTGGATAAGCTGTATTTTGGTGAAGAACGAATGTTACATGGCGCTATACTGGCGCAAATCCGCAAGGAAATGCCTATTGGCAAGTTTATGTCATACGTTCACCGCGCAAAACAGGAGGCCGGGTTATGAGCGAACCAAAATTTCCAGAATTGCCAGTGGAGGTTCAGGTTGCATTGATTAATGCAGCAAGTGCAATGGCGACAAAGAAGATTGAGGCAATAGGAAGTGATTACAACAGGAACATAGACTGGTTTCAGAGGGAGTATCAAAAAATCTGCGACGCACTCTACAAAGAAAACAGGGGTAGACCATGATTCCATTACTGTGGATATTATCAGCATACGCATTCGCAAGGGTATTTGAGGCTGATACGCTGTACCAGATGATTTGCTATGGCGCTCTGTTCTGCCTGTCAGGTGCTGCTCTCGCATTCATGGATGATGTAATTTCAGACTAACACCGTATATCTTTTGTTCATCATGGGCTGCTATCATTTAATCAGGAGGTAGCCCATGAACATAATCCCTATCACTTACTTTCTCACGCTTTACGCGCTCACAGACTCACCATTGTTTGCACTGGCTACCGCCTCATGGTGCTACATCTCCCTGTGTTATAATTCGACCACAAACTAACCGTGGAGAGTCAACCATGATTGTCAAGATTGGCGATAAGTGGGTGGTCAAGTCGAAAGATGGCTCACAGCAATTTGGCGAATACGACACAGAAGAGGCAGCCAAAAAACGCCTTGCAGAAGTGGAAGCGTTCAAGCACATGAATAATAAATTGCAGGTTAACGTCCTGACGACTATCAACTCCGCAAGCAATATCAGTGAGCAAATCATTGATGGCGACCCGCACTATGTGATTAAAAACGTCGTGCCAGTAGTTGATGATGTTGTGATGAATAACGGCCTGTATCCGGGCGAGGAGATTCGCAAGAGCTATCACGGCCTTGATGGTAAGCCTGCGCCATACAATCACCCGATGATTGATGGCAAGTTCGTTTCCGCAAGCATGACCCGCGCCGCTAACCAGTTCAGCGTTGGTGCATGGATTGAAAACTCATCCCATGACGGCAGCAAGGCTCTTGTTGACCTGAAGGTTAATAAAGTCATCGCTGAACGTTCAGAGAAAGGTCAGGAGTTGCTTGGTCGCATTGAGGCGCTGATGAACTCCGCAGAAGGCGCTGAGCCAATCCATGTATCCACTGGCTTATTGCTCAACCGCGAAGCGGCGGAAGGTACAAGCAAAGGCAAAAAATACACATGGATTGCACGCAACATGGAGTGGGACCATCTCGCCATCCTGCCACCGGGAGTACCGGGAGCCGGAACGCCAGAGGACGGTGTTGGTATCTTCGCCACCAATGGCGAGCAAATTGAACGAGTCACTGTAAACCTTGAGGATTCAACCGTGCCAGACGAAAGTGCCAACAAGATTAATAGTAAATCGTGGCTGCACAAAGCCATTAACTACATCACTAATAAATCAGACTTGTCGTTTGAGAACATCAGCGAGCAATTGCGCGAGAGAATGATGGATATCTTACCGCGAGATAGCTGGCCTTATATCTTTGCGGTGTACGACGATAAGTTTGGCGTAGAGATTGACAGGCAGAAATATATGCAGTCCTACATCATTATTGATGATGTGGTAAAATTGGTCGGTGAGCGGGTCAAGGCTGTTTATAAGACTGAACTTGAGCCGGTAAAATCAACTGAAGGGGAAATCTCAATGACGAACGAGGAATTACAGGCGGTACTCGCTGAAGCCCTCAAGCCGGTTCAGGAATCGTTGACAGCTGTCAACCAGAAGCTGACCGACATCGAAGCTGAAAACGTTAAGCTGAAAGAGCAATTGCAGGCGAATACCGAGCAGGAAGAAACCGCGATGCGTGCTGCTATCATCGCTGAACTGAAACTGCCGGAATCCGCTGTGAATGCACTGAAAGGAGAAGCACTGCGTGAAACCTATGCGCTGACCAGCAAGCCTGCCGCACTGAAGGGTGGCTTCCAGCCGAACCACGCTGATGACGATTTTGATATGGAGGCACCTGAATAATGGCTACTATCCGTTATGGCACCATCATTGGTGGCCCAGCTCGCAAGAACGACCCGCAGATTCGTGAAGGCATCATGAATGCCGCATTGCAACCGGGCGCACTGGTTGATTTCAATACTGATGACAAAATCATCGCGCACGCTACTGCTGGCGGTCAGGGGTTCCCTTACGTGCTTCAGCACAACTACATCGGCGGCGGTGATGTCTCTGAAGCTGTTCCTGCTAATTCTACTGGTATGGCTGTACAGTGCGAGTTTGGCGTAACCTATCATGCGCTGGTTGCTGCATCTTCTGTGCTGAAGAAAGGCACTCCGCTGTCCAGTAATGGCGCTGGCGCTCTGAAAATTGCAGTAGACGGTGAAAATATCCTGTTCTACTCCTATGAAACTTACACCGTTGCCTCTGACGGCGCTGAGCTGGTTGCAGTTCGTCGCGCTGGCAATGCTTCCATGCCTGCTGGAGCTTAATAATGGAAAAGATTATTTTTACCAAAGACCTGGTAGCCAACTCCGCAGTGGTGGCTGGCCAGTGGAAACATCTGACCATCGACCGCAAGGTGTTCTGCAATGCAGAAGCTGAGCTGGCGAAAATTTACGGTGTTAACGCCACCGCGCTGGTAACGAAAGATTACTGGCGCGACGTGGATAATGTCACCACCCGCGTTTTCCGCAACGAAGCTGGTCAGGACATGATGGCTGACCTGATGGGTATCGCGGCAAACATCAACATCGGCAAGACTGCGGCAATCAGCCGCATTGCTTCCGATGCTGGCAAGGTCGTTCGCACTCTGTCTGGTCAGGAGCCGGAAGATTTGGATAAAACTCGCTACGATTACACTGGCGATGTGATTCCAATCTTCAAGACTGGTTACAGCCGCGAATGGCGCGAACTGCTGGGTATGCAGTCTGAAGGTTTCGACCCACTGCTTGACGATCAGGCTAACGTCACCTTTAACCTGCGTTCCGATATGGCGCAGTACCTGCTGACTGGCGACCAGACTCTGAATGTGAACGGCGTTTACACTGGTTACGGTATCACCAACCACCCGAACACCGTTCAGGTTAACCTGAATGCTTCCGGAGGCCTGAATATCGACCTGCAAACCGCGACGCCAGACGAAATCGTGACCTTCTTCAATCAGGATTTCCAGGCTATTCTGGATGCGCAGAACGTATTTGAGCAGGTGACTCTGTGGGTTTCCCCGGCAGTGCGCCGTAGCTTCATGCGTCCGTATTCTAATGCGGCTGGCTTCAAAGGCGGCACAGTTGAGCAGTACATCACGCAGTTCGGCAATGGTCGCATCGGCAAGATTGGCACCAACTTCCTGCTGACTGGTAACCATTTCGTTGGCTACGTTCGCAACGACATGTACATCCGTCCGCGCGTTGCTCAGCCTGTTTCCACCTATGCGGCAGCCCGTGCTAACCCGCACGATAACTTTAACTTCCTCGTGTGGTCGGCTTTTGGTCTGCAAATTCGCAAGGATGCCACTGGCAAATCCAGAGTATTCAACGGCTACGGCACGCAAACTCCGGTGTAATAAAAAAAGGGGCGAAAGCCCCTTTATGAATTGAGGTGAATAATGGCTAAATACGAAGTCATCGCGCGAGGAATCTTTGTAAAAGAAAAAGGCAAGATTCGTGAATTGCAGCTTGGCGAGGTTATCACGGAGCCTGCTGATCATCTGATGTCAAAGCTGCGCGTCATGCCAGAACTGGAAAAGTCTTTCGAAGTCGCAACCCCACAAGAAAAGACGACAAAGAAAAAGAAAGCAGAGTAAACTGAACCCGCATTATGCGGGTTTTTTATTGGGGGGGTTCTATGGCTGTAAGATACGAAATAAACACAACTCCGGCTGATGGAGAGGTTTTGCTTAGCGAAACCATGTCAGCAGACTGGTCAGCACTGCAGGTACAGATTGTGCCGCTAAATTCCTCCGGCGGCTATGAGCCATTAACAAGCGGCTCCGTTTCCGTAATGGTATCGCCGTTCGCGTCTGGTGATTTCTGGATTGACGTCAACAATAATAATTATTATGGCGTGGCGCTGCGACTGAAGGTGATTAAGTCACAAATACCAGCTGGCATTGCATCCCTGAAAGTCCTGGTATGGCGAGCTGCGACATCAGTACCATCAAGTCAGGTTGTCGCGCAGTCCTATGCAGAGCTTGCCAACAAGCAAGGGAAGCTATTCACCGCATCACGTCGCGTGACTGACGTCGCTGGCGGAGCTAACCTTGACAGCATTTTTATTACCGGCTCAAAACAGGTCGTTTTTAATCAACGCATCATCGGCTACACCGGCAAGGGTGTCGTAGCGTCAATCTACCGTGGAGCTGTAGCCACTGGCGGCACTGCTGCGGAGATTAATAACCCAAATGACATAGCGTCGCATACTGCAACGGCTCAGCTTCTGACTGGCTCTACGATCACAAGTATTGGGCAGCTGACGGTGGCGGCGACTTATAGTGAAGGGAACGCATCAAATCAGGGTCAAGGTAACTCGCAGGCGAAACTCGGCGAGCAGATTATCATGGCACCAAATACGACGTATTTGCTTCGCATAACATCACTGGATACTTCGGTGCAGAATATCAATGCGTATGTGTCATGGTTTGAGGATGATACTTATCTGGCGTGATAAAAGAAAAGCCCCGTGATGGGGCTTTTGATTGCTATAGTCGCATTGGCATAACAACAATTTTCGCAGTCTCGCCAGATGGCGCACTAAGACAGCAAACTGCGGCATTTGTATTTCCATTAAGTTCAAATTTGACACCACTGAATTTAGGATTAAACAGCTTCGCCACTTTCTCAATATCAACCAGATAGCCAGCATTGAAGCCGATTTCCTCTGCTGCTTTCGTTTCCTTTGGTATCACGCGATCAATATCAGGGAATCGACCGTCAATCTCTTCGCAGATGCCAGCGCCAACCATCACGCCAGCTTCATCATGATACGTTGCAATTTTCGACTTTGTATCAATGATGGCGTAGTCATAGCGTTTTGTCGGAGACTTGCCAATCTTGATAATCACATTTTCTGTCAGCTTATTGTCATGACTGCAACCAATGAATGCGCGATGACCATCAGTTGATGCAATGTGACCATCAGGCATGAAGCAGATGCC